AAGGCATTTAGTTATCCTCCTCTTCGTTTAGGTAATCGTTGTCACTGAAGTAATCCTCCAAGTCGATCAACCCTTCAAAGATTAGGAGCCTAACGATTGCTTCTTCTTCGATATCAGATATCTCTGTTATGTCTTCTAAACTGTAGCTTAAACTAAGTACTCTAGCAAGCTCAGCTATGTCATGTCTCATCCTCTTCATCCTCAATAGTTTTCATAAGGTTGTCAGGGTCCAAACAAACAAGGTTTAAAGGTTCAATGTTCTTTGTAAAATGCATGACAGGTTCGAGTGCATCATCATACGTTTCGTAGTGAACCTCAACTTCTGCAATGTTGGTAGTTGAATCCTCAATTCTACAAAGGTTTATATAACCACCTTCTTCTTTGTCAGGGTTAACATATGGACCATCTACAACCCAGTGAATTAAGAGATGCTTCATTAGTTTCTTCCTTTAGCCAAGCTGTTGGTATGAGTTTGTCATCGAACTTAAAGTCGTTCTTGATACACCAATCAGCGTAGGTAGACTTACTACCTTTGTATAGCTTAGCCTTGCTATTGCTGAAGACAAATCTAATGTCTATCTCAGGGTGCTGCTTCTTAATCTGAAGATGCTTCCTCCTGTCTGCTGACACAAACCTACCTTTGGTTTCAATTACGATACCATTAGGTAGTATGAAGTCAGGAAGATACTTATGTGAGATAACCCACTCTATCCTCACTGACTCATACTGGTAGTCGATCCTCTTGTTCTTTAAGAAGGTAGCATTGTTAGCCTCAAGACCTGACCTAAACTTACCTAGACTTTTCTTGTTGGTAGGCTTACGTCTTCTCTTGGGTCTAAAACTGTAGGTCATTAGGAAGATACTCAGGAACTCTAGGTTCTTGTTCCACTTTGACCAGATGCTGAAGACCTGAAGCGTACACAAACGACCTAAGCTCAGGCCAGCACACCTTCTTGAACTCACAGTAGTTGCATGTAGAGCATAGCTTCATGTTGGCACTGTCTCTGTACTGAGGTACAGGATCAAGGCGACCTGGAGGGGATGGAGCAGCCACCATAGCCTTGATGTCCTCAATCTCCTTAGGCTTGTTCTCAATGTCCTTACTGAAGTCATGTACGTCCAACAGGATTTCACCTGAGACTTTATCTACAACTAAGAAGGCACCATTAGTTTTGTCTGTAACTTCTGGGTCATCCTTAGCTGCTGCTACATAAGAAGAAAGCTGAGAGATGTAACCAAAGCTGTCCTGTTCTCTTAGCTGTCCCTTCTTAAACTTCTGGAAGGAGAAAGGAGAAGCTGACTTAACATCGACAGTCATACCATCAATGACAGCATCCCTATGTCCCCTAATCCCGTGGAGTTCCATCTTGCTTTGCTCACCTGTTACAGTGTGTCCAGCAGCCTTAGCTAAGTTAAGGATTAGAGATTCAATTATGTCACCAAAGAAGAACTTAAGTAGGTCACTACCTTTATTGCCGGTAGCCTCCCTTGGTTCGTTAATCTTGTACCAAAGTTTCCTCTTACATGGTGCGCCAATACCTGACATAGACAACCTAGAACGGTAAGCCTCAGGTTTAGAAAACCTAGAATTAGAAAGCTCAGTTATTTCTTTGCCTAGCATACTGGCAATGTAATTGTGCCAACCACCCTTGCCTTTTACAACTGAATAGATATCACCGACTAAAGTTGTTATTTCCTTCTGAGTCATAACTCACCTCCTCATCGTTGTATGTTTCTAGAAGAGGTCCGTCGTCTAAAGCTGAGAAGTGTTCCTCTAGTTTTCTGAAGAGAAGGTCAAAAGAAACGTCATAGTCTTTAATTATTTTATCTAGTTTGGACGCTGCAAAAGTTTCACCTAAACCATCAACCAGTTCAGATAGGTCTTCTAGTTCAGAGATTACGTTCCAACAATCTTCAAATTCAGTTAGCAGTTTTACATAGTCTGTCATCTAACTATCTTTCTGTTCTAAGGTAGACCCAAGGTGTAGGCTTGAGCCTAGTTTTAGTTACCTCCTACACAGGTTAGGCACCCTAGAAACTAATGCCTGAGCTAGAACCACCTTCAGCGTTGTAAGACACTAAGTCCAACACACCTACAGCTTCCAGTGTGATGCTCTCGTACATGGAATTATCTCCCTTATACACATGGTACTTAATCTTAGCCTTAGTACCGTTGCCGATTAGACCATCATCTTGGGGGTTCCAAGGTTTAATATACTGACCAATGCTTTCGCTTTCTTCAGCTTTCATTCTGATCTCAGCAGCCTTATGGTCGAACACAAGAGGTTGAGGAACCCAGCCCTCCCAGTTAACCTTAGTGTGTGGGCGTTTGAACTTAATCTCGTATGACCCATTGCCTAAGTCTTTAATCCGACTAGCTGGAACCTTAGTGTCCAACAGCTTCTGCTTCTGCTCCTCTGAGAACGTAGCTACACAGGAGTACTCACCCTCAGGTTTGTACTTAGTGTCCTTATTGAACTCAAAGAGTTTGGCCCATGAGATTTCAGCCTCAATGATACCAGGGTTGTTAATCTTACCCATTTGTAGGGTCTCCTATTGTAGGGTTTAGTTAGGGTTGCAAGTCTTATCATGTTTGGTTGTCTGTGTCAAGCGGTTCAGTGAGTTTCTCCCCAGTTTCTTCCGACTTCACTGCTTCCTGCGAGAGGGCAGAAGACTTTGAGTTCATCTCCCGTTGTTTCAATCGAAACTCTTTGAATAAGTCCAACTGTTTCGGCTGTTTGTCTGTCACCTTTTACCTCCGTTTGCCATTCATCGTGAGGCCATGTCACTAACTTGTAGTCTATGCCTCTGTCATCTAGCTGCTTAGTCCACAGCAGTGCTGAGTGTTTCATCACAACTGCTTCACCATTCTGTAGCATACCAGCTAGGGTCTTATGCTGAGATGGTGTCTTAACTTTCCTTCCGTCTAGTCCAATGAAGTGTCCTTTGGCTGCTGCCTTAGGGACAATTTCATTCTTCAGTTTAGCTAAGCCTGAGATAGACTGAGTGAAGTTCTCAACAGCCTGACCAGCTTCTCTGGTGTTGACCTTAAGTATCTCAGCTATCTTAGCTACGCCTGCTCCAAGGAGGAAAGCATAGATGAATGTCTTAGCCATGTCCCTAGTTATGTGGCTCATGCCTAAGGCTTTGCGGTTTACGTTGTGTATGTCAGTTTCGTCCTCCTTCTTACCTGATACAATAGCCTCAACGTACTCCTCTGAGTTCATGAGATGAGCGAGTACCCTGAGTTGGATGCCTTCAGCATCAGTTCCAACAAGATAACAATCGCTAGGAACCATAAAAAGGGATCGTAATCTCCCATCATATTTGTCCTTCACTTGGTCAACAACTGACTTAGGTTCCCCATGGAACATAGCCGGGATGTTGGCTTGGTTGGGGGCTGAGTGAGCCATACGTCCAGTCCATGCACCTATATGTTGGAACCTACCGTGTATCCTGCCGTCCTTAGTCCTAGCTTCGCAGCCTATCCACTCTTCTAAGGAAGACCTGCGTCCTTCTAGGGTTAGCCACTCAGCTAGTCCCTTAGCCCCCTCAGGTGCAGTACTTGGTAGGGTAGCTAAGTTAGTTTCGTTACACATCCAACCGTACACTCTGAACCTTTCCTCCTTCTCAGGTATGTCTTGTCCATCCCTAAGGTACAGGATGTGTCCTTTGGTTTTGTCAGTAGGTTCCCAGCCAGCTTCCCAAAGACGTTCTATTCTGTCTTTCGGACTGCCCGGCTTAAACTTGACCCAATCGTAACAAAGAAGCTTCTCATCCTTAACCTCAGTTTTAGGATAGCTACCTCTAGCCTTAAGCACAGAAGCGACAGACGTACCATCTTTCTTTCTCCTATCTTTTAGTTCGTTGACTACCTCCAGTTTAGGTGGGAAGTCTACTTGAAACCTAGCTTCAAGGTTAGCCATACGAGATTGAACTTCAGATAGACACACTAAAGCTTCGTCCTTATTGAAGTCGAAACCATTTTCGTGCATCTTCTGACACAGCCTTTGGATACTGTGCTCTGTGTCTAAACCTGGAGCATTCAACTCAGGCAGGAACTTCTTGTAGAGCCTAACAGTTATGTCTACGTCATTCCTACAGTAGTCTAACATCTCGTGGCTTAGGTCTGAGAAGTCTTTGAAGTTACCCTTGTGTAACCCCAGTCTCCTGCCCCAGTACTCTAGGCTGTGCCTACCTTTGACACCTTTGATTGGTTCGTTGTCGTAGTTCAAGAACCTACTGACTACCAGAGTGTCTAGCACTTTAGCCTCAGGTATGACAGGACCAAGTAGTTGGTTGACTACAGGTACATCAAACTGAATGCCGTTGTGGAATACGAAACGATCCACAGTTGCACAGTAGTCAATGAACCTTTGCTTCTCAGCTTCTGACTTATCAACGTAAGTGAATTGATGCTGCTCACCTGTGTTAACGTCCTCAGTGCAGACGCACCAGATACAGGTAGCATTGAGGTCGTCTGTTTCTATGTCCATAGCTACGACCTTAGTCATATTCTTAAGCCTCAAAGGATGAAGGGTATGTCTCAGACAGGGTAAAGCTATCTGGATCGAATAGCAACTGACCTCCGAAACCTGTAGTACCTGCTGGTCTGTTCTTAATGACAGTCAAGGTGGTTGTGTTACGCTCAGTGTCTGACTCAGCGAACTTATCCCTAGATAGTTTGACAACCACTGAGGCTCTCTTACCTATCATACGACAGTCTCTAATCTGACCTTCGTCATTCTCGTGGGCAATCGTTACGATACCTACGTTCAGTTCAGTAGCCAGCCTAGCTAACTTAGTTGATAGCTCAGACAGGAACTGTTCAAGCGTACCATCACCGTGCTTACTGTAACCTAAGTCTTGGATAGGTTCGAAGAAGATGTACTTACATTCACAGGCTGTAGCGAAGAACCTAATCCTGTCTAGCAGTTCCATAGGATCATCATCTACACCCATAGTGAACTGGTATAGCATCCCATTCTTAGTTAGTGACGTGATGCTGCCCTCTACCTCCTTATCCATAGCGTGAGCCTCAACTAAGTCCTTCCTAGTTAGGTTCAAGCCTAAGTCGTAGGATACTAAGCCTAGCAAGGACCGACGCTTGCTCTCTTCGTTGTGCCAGATAGCGATAGGTACATCTTCGTGGTTCAGTAAGATGTTGTACTCTAAGAACCGCATGAACTCCGTCTTACCTATGCCCTCAGGTGCCTGGAAGATAGTGAAGTGGCCCTGCATTAGACCTAAGATGGTCTGATCCAAAGCCTCAATGCCGGTAGGCAGGTACTTACTGTCTTCCCCTTCGTTGTAGATATTGAGGAACTGGTCAGTAGTATTGAATACGTTCTCAGGTGTGTACTTGTTGGCGTTCCACCAAGCGTTCCTGTAGTCGTACTCAGCACCATCCTGTAAGAACTCATTGGCGTCCTTGTACTTGTCATGTGACACACGAAAGATACGGTTAGGGAATAAGGCACACAGCTTAGCTGCTACTGCATCACTCTTACCGTCACTGTCGAAAGACACATAGATTTTCTCGAAGGATGCCAACCAATCCTTACACTTCTCAAACAGCCTACGACTTGGGTTAGCTGAAGGAAGTGACACAACTGGGTACTTAGAACCTAGCATCTGGAAGGCTGACATAGCATCAACCTCACCCTCAGTTATCGTACAAGCCTTAGCTGACCCAGCATTGAACTTATCCATTCCGAATAGTTCGTCTGCCTTAAATCCTCTGTCAGCCTTAAAGGATTTAGGTAGTGTCCTAATCTTTCTACCTCCACCAGGGTAAGGGTAGAACTGTTCGACACTGACACCCTCAGAGTTAACTGAAGTCTCCACATCGTAAGCCTTCATGGTAGCCTCAGTGATACCTCTGTCAGCCTTGTAAGCCTTAGTGGTATTGATGCTGAAGACGTTTGCTTGTTGCTGCATGTAGTCAGTTCCTTCAGTTGGCTGTTGTTGACGAAAGATGCTTTGAGTATCCTTTCTACTGTACTTAGTAGGGTACTCTACAAGGAAGTGTTCCTCGTACTGAACCCCTTTCTTTGGGTAACTATTACTACAGGAATGACAATAACCAATACCCCTATCTGTATTAAAGCTGAAGGCATCACTTGATCCACAACCTGGGTAAGGACATGGCTTGTGACTTAGCTGAGGCATTGTAAGTTCCTTCCTTAGGATATCCTTAGTATATAACTATCATATGTTATATAGTAATGATATTACTTAGGATATCCTTAGTATGTTTAAGAGAATGGGGCTTAGGTTATCTTCTGTCAAGGGTTAGAAGTGAAATAAATCTGTGGATAACCACAATGATCAAATCAAATCTAATTAGACAGGCTAGGAATACAACTGTAGATAGTAAATCAGTATTCATAACTGACCTGCATCTATCCATTGGTTCCTAGTTGCATGGAGGTAGGCAATCTTAGATGTGCTTTCGTGCATAGCCCACTCCCAGTACTTAGGTTCGAACTCCCTCTTGTTCTGTATGAGTTGGTCTCTGTAGTTAAACCAATTCTGAAGGTCTGCCTCTACCTCCTTGATACTGTTATATTCTTTGGGCATTAGGATGTACCTCCTGTAGAACCTAATCCTCCTGTGCCTCTATCTGTGTCAGAAGATACGAAGGTATCTACAAGGTTGAGGCTAGTCCTTTCTACTTTGTGGAATACCATCTGAGCTATCCTGTCTGCGGGTTTGACACTAAAAGGTGAGCGACTTAAGTTATGCAGGATAACCTTAATCTCTCCCCTGTAGTCAGCATCTAGGATACCTGGGGCGTTGCTTACGAAGATACCTTTCTTAGCTGCTAAGCCTGACCTACTACAGACCATAGCGCACATGTCCTCGGGCATCCTCATTTGGAAGCCACAGCCTACTACTCCTGTTTCGTTAGGGAACAGCACAAGAGACTGACTAGCGTACAGGTCATAGCCCGCAGCCTGAGATGACCCTTTGGTTGGCACCTTAGAATGCTTGTGCATTAGGTGTATCTGTATAGCTTCGAACAGTCCAGTCATTGGGGGTTCTCCTGCAGTGTTTTGTAGATCGTGTTTTTGTTGACAGCTAAGGTTCTATCCACCTGCCTAGCTGTTAAGTTTTGGTATGAACCTTCTATAGCCCATAAGTTCTCAGCTACCCACTTGTCCCTATGCTCCTTAGATTGGAACTTGTAGACTACATCTCTGTCTAAGCCTTGGACTAAGACAAACCTAGATCTTCTGGGTTGGTTCATCGGTTGAACCTCCCGTTCACCTTGTTAGCTAACTTGTCTAAGGTGTCATCAGGTAGGCCTTTAGTCCACCATGTGTACCCACCTTGCGTAGGGTAGGTGACTGCAATAGCCCAAGACCTATCTTCCTGATCTCTTGTTATGGACATGTCTCCCCCTGTCTTTTGGACTAGGAAAGCTAGAGTTTCGGTTGCTTTACCCATGTGATTTAACCCCTCTACCTGTTGCTTGACCCTTTCGGATTACACCTGTGATAGTCCTGTTGACGTTAGGATAGTGTAACATCCAAAGGCATTCGTTGTCGATGACATCAAAGCTGAATTGCCTGTTTGCTTTGTAGTTATTTTCGTAGAACCCCTCGGCTACCTTGTCTAAGGGTTTGTCCTCATCGTCTAAGAAGTTATGGCTGTGGCTCAGCTTACCTAGATAGGCTTGTCTTTTCTTACCTTTCTTTTTGTCGGGTCTGTTTATGAAGACGGACCAAGACCTTTGCTTAGGTCTAGTCCAATCGCTACCTTGTAAGTGAGACACAATGTTCTGGAAGTTTGGCATCAGTCTACTGCCTCCTGTAGGTTAAACTTGAGATTGTCAGCCGCATCTGCGAAAAGGGTTAGAGTGAAGTGGTGGCCCTCGGATGTCTTAATCTGTAGGTCTCTCCACGTTGCGTCTTTCTCCAAGTCTACGGATTTAAGTTTGATGGACACCACATCGTGGATAGATAGGTAAGTTACACTCATTAGCCTTACACCTCCTTTAGATTTAGTTTGAGGTTCTCTATGTCTTCACCAAAGAAACAAAGGACAAAGGTATGACCATCCTTATCTGTCACTAGCATGTCTCTCCAAGTCGTGTCTCCTTCTGCTGAGATAGCCTTCAGCTTCATGGTTACGACGTTGTGGATGTTGATTGTAGTCATTAGTCCTTACTCCCCTTCTTCAGGTTCTACTTCGTTCAAGCCTGTGCCATTGCAGTCATAGCATTCAACTGCTCGGCTCTTGATGTACCCGCCATGGTTCCAGTCAGACACAGGAGTTTCAATCTCCAGCACACCTGTACCGTAGCACTCAGCACATTCACTTTGTCTCATTGTCTACAGCACCCCCCCTTTCTGTCTCTGTATCTCATTACTCGGACGTTTCTGCCTTTCCTCTTTCCTTAGGGTTTCCTCGTACCATGTAGGTAGTTGGATCAGGGCATGCGTCCAAGCTGCGGCCAATGCTATCGCACCTCCTAGGAATGTCAGGCCGATTACCCAAGATATTGCGTCTACTATGTCCATTGTCTCTAACCCCACTGTTCAGCCATGGCATTAGCTATGCCTTGGAATGTTTTGCTCCGCTCTTTCCAGCGGTCTGCACTAGGTGGCATCCTCCATATCCTTTGCTCTCTGCCCTCCACGATATCGGTAGGCTTCAGCTTTGGCAGGTTCTTTAGCCATAGGCAGGTGCGCTTGGTCTCCCCGTGTCCAAACTGCCAAGGCTGGATGGTCTGGTCTGGCTTGCGGATATGGCTGGAGAT